TCGCAGTGCTGATCCTGAACATCCAATGATACAAGGATACTATGACAGTGTAGATCATTTTGTGCCAAAGAAACAACGTGAATTACCAGAATGGGCAACTAACATTTTCACAGGAAAGATGTTGGCTGCTGGTAATGTAAATGACGAAGCAGAATGTACAGAAATTATCCGTATTGCTTTAGAAAATCTAAAAACATATATGTGGGAAGTCAAGGACTTTAACCATACGGCAGACGAAGCTGCTGTGGCAAAGGCACAAGATTATTATTGTCATAATCAGCAACAAAATCCTCATACACCTGCGGTTATGAAATCACTGGGACTACCAGAAGAAGATGTAGAAATTTTCTGTAGAGATATGTTGTTTCCAAAATTGGCATAAATAACTTTATGCGTTACTCAGAAATCAAAGAAGCTGCTGGCAATAAACTAAAACATGGATCAACTCGCGGACATATGGGCGAGTATCTAATAGGCAGTGCCGTTGTTGCTAAATTAATTGCTGGTGCTAATAATATTACAACAGATGATGTAATGTCTGTAATGAATCAAACTAGTGCTACTGAAAATTTAAGTCAAACTTTTACAGGTAACGAAGGCGATGAAATTGAGTTTATTAATATCATCAAAAACAAAGCCAACATAGCAGATGCTAAAGACGTACAAGCATTAGCCAGTGTAATGACCAGTGAACTACAAGGTGCTGTAAAATTTGCCAATAGTGATATCTATGCTAAAAAATGGGCTAGAATATTTGCTGAAAATGTCAAGCCAGATAAAATTGTTGTAAAGGCAGCTGGCGAAGAAGACCAAAGTGGAACTAAAGCAGATATCTTTTTAATCTATACAAAAGAAGATGGCACTGAACGTGTAATCAAAGGCTGGAGTTTAAAAACTGGTAGCAATCTTATTGGGCAAGCCTCTCCAAGAACATTTGCTAATATGGAAGTGTTTTTTAAAGAACTTGGGGTAACACTAACACCAATTGATGACTATGAGTCACAACCTGAAAGACATGTCGTTAGTGTGATGCAACAAGTAAGCAATAGTTTAAACCAACTAACAGCCGGTGATGATCCACAAAAAGAAGCGCAGCTTATAAAAAATGTCGCTGGTTTTATGGATGAACATTTAACAAAAAAAGATCCAAGGGTTTATATTGTTAATTTAGGCAAGGGCGATTATACTGCACAAACAATGCGTACGATGCGTAATAATCTTGCTACTGTTAACTTAGAAACTTCTTTAGTAACTACTGGTAGACCTTCGTTATATGTTCATACAATTGGAAATGTAAGAAACTTTTTGTTTATGATAAGATATAGTTATACTAGCCCAAAAGTTAGACCCGATGGATCAAAAAGAGCAGGCAGACACAAACTGGTTGTTGAAACAGGTCCTTTGTTTAAGACTTTGGGCACTATTTCAAGCAAAGATATAGAAAGCGAAGAAAAAACTAACTAAATAGTTTTATGAGATATTTTATTTTTACGCTGATAGCATTTACTTTCATGGTAAGGGCAAGTATTGCTGGCGCAGACTTAGTACACAATTTTAAATCACCTGCTTTTAATGGACAGGGATATAGTGGTCATATGCTTAGTTTAGAGCAATTAACGTTTAATCGTAAAGCAGATTTAGAAGATGAAGCAAAGCGTGAAGAAGAACGTATAGAACGTGAATTAGAAAATACTACTCTTAACAAATTTATCCGCAACTTAGAATCACGTATCTATGCGACACTATCTAAACAAATGGTTGATAATATGTTTGCTGCCTGCGGAGACGAAGATCAACCAGCATGTAGTAATACAGGAACTACAGAAGTAGAAGGTGCTACTATTACATGGACCAAAGATGAAACTGACGGTAGCATTACTCTTGTTATAGATGGCGAAGATGGATATACAGAAATTACTATACCAGGTTCAGGGGAGTTTAATTTTTGAAGTATCTAGCTTTTTTATCTTTTTTGTTACTGACAGCTTGTGCCTACAAAGGCAATTTACCTAGTGTGTTGGACAAAGGACCAACTATACAAGAAAATCCTATGGTCGAACAACTTAATGACTTGAAACCTCTTAACGGTCCGGTAATGACTGTAGGAGTTTATGAATTTAGTGACAAGACTGGACAGCGTAAGCCAGCAGAAAATGTTGCTAATCTTTCAAGTGCTGTTACACAAGGTGCCGAAGCATGGGTAATTGATGCCTTATTACAGGCAGGAAATGGCACTTGGTTTGAAGTTGTAGAACGTGGCGGAATGGATCACGTGATCAAAGAACGTCAACTAATACGCAACACAAGAGAAAATTACGAAAAAAACAATCCTACATCTTTGGCACCAATGAAGTTTGCTGGCTTGTTACTTGAAGGTGGCATAATTGGCTATGATAGTAATATAGAAACGGGTGGCAGCGGAGCAATGTATCTTGGTGTTGGTTCAGCAGTTGAATATAGAGTTGATACCGTCACAGTAGCTATGCGTCTTGTAAGTGTTAGTACAGGAAGAGTTTTAGTAAGTGTAGCAGCTCAAAAGTCAATAGCAAGTTATAGACAAGGTGCTAGTGCTTTCAAGTTTTTAGATCTTGGTACAGAAGCATTAGAAGTAGAAACAGGATACACTGTGAACGAAGCAACAAATTATGCTGTTAGAGCTGCTATCGAACAAGGTGTTATAGAATTAATATATCAAGGTGCTGAACTAGAGCTGTGGAAATTTAAATAATACAATATTTCTTCATCTTAGCTAATAATGTTTCTCTTTTTATTCCTAAATCTTTAGCAGCATGTGTTCTGTTGCCAGCGTTTTCCTTTAAAGCATCTACAACTTTTTGAAAAATAATTTCATCTATATCGTCGTGTAAGCAATAGCCTTCTTGTTTTTCTGGTTCTGTATTATCTGCTACAGGCCATAAGTTATCAAATGTTTCCCAAAATACTTGTTGTTCGGTGTGTTTTTGTTTTGCTAATGCTAATGCGTTCATTACTGTTGATTTTTTCATAATATACTCACTTTACTGTAAAAATATTTACACTAAATACCTTTGTATTTATAAAACAATAGGCTATGTATAAATACGTTTGGCGGAAGCCGGAGGTGAAAAAATGAGGGCAATTTTATATAGTTTTTTCATATCAATACTTCTCACTACAGCTACATTAGCAAATGAGATTTATATCACTCAGATAGGTGATACACTTGATTTGGATATAACGCAAGATGGAACAGATAACCAATTTGGTAATTCTACCACCGATGTAAACCTAGATGGTGATGATATGACCTTTAGTATTACTCAAACAGGAAATACTAACGTCATTGAAGCAGACATTCAAGGTAACACATACACTGGTACGTGGGTATTCACAGGAAATAGTAATAACGTAGATTTAACATGTGATCAAACTGCGGGTGTAAATTGTGAAAATGTAACACTAAACATTACAACTACAGGTAGTAGTAATGACTTTCAATTAGCAATTGGTGAAACAGCAGACGCTGACGGAGCACAAGTTGACTTTTCAATAGACGGTGATGGTAATGTCCTGGCCAGCACTATTAACGGAGCAAGCGCAGTTTTGAATATTACAGTTGATAATAGTGCTACAGCAAGTACAGCTACAGTATCAGATTCTGGTGGTAGCTATACAGCAGGATCAGGTGGTAATGTCATTCTTACAACTCAAAGCGGAGACGGCGACACAAGTGGACATAGTATAACATTAGACATCACAGGTGGCGGCAGTGTTTATGAAATAGATCAAAGTGGCATAAAAGATAACACTGTAGACGGCACATTCTCAGGTGATGGACAAGATGTTAAGATTACTCAGTCTGATTAGTTGCCTATTAGCAACCCCAGTATATAGTAGTATTGGCACAATAGCAGAACATAAAGGTTCTAGCACAATTCAACGTGAAGCAGAAAAATACAATGGCGAAGTAGGCCTTGGTCTTGAAATGAATGACAAAGTCGTTACAGGAAAAGGCTCTCTCCGTATGGACTTTTTAGACGATACCCGTGTTGATGTTACAGAACATTCACGTATGACAATAGATGAATTTATTTACGATCCAAATTCAGGAACTGGTTCGCTATCAATGAAAGCAACTCTAGGCGCAGTGCGTTATGCTAGTGGACAAATAGCAAAGAACAGCAGACAAAGAGTAAACATCAGAACACCAAGTGCTACAATCAATGTGCGTGGTACAGACTTTATGATGATCGTAGATGAAATAGGTGGATCAATGATTACACTACTGCCAAGTTGTGATGCGGCAGGACTATGTGTTGTAGGAGAAATATCAGTTGAGTCTGACGTTGGACAAGTTATAATGAATCAAGCATTCCAAACCACTATTGTCAAGCATAGAGGTGCTCATCCAGGACCAAGTATAGTATTAGACTTGCCAGAAAACATGCTTACAGCAATGTTAATTGTACGCAAAGTATCCCCTTACACAGAAGAAATATTAAGACAATATCCAAACACTGATTTATTAGATATTGATTTTTTAAAATTTGACGAACTGGATAAAGATCCACTTGTAGAAGGTATCAAAAACATTTGGGTCACAGAATTAGATAATATGACATATTTAGACCCTGTATGGGTTGACGAAATGGAAAGGCAATTGGCTGCTATTTTAGCACAATGGTTTGATGAACTCTCAGCACAAAACATAGAGTTTTTTGAAGAAAAGTTTTTAGGTTTAGATCCTGAAACAAATATTTTTTATGACGAACCTTTTCCTAACTTCTTATTAAGTAGACGAGAAGGCGATCAGCATTATTTCCAGTTAACTTTAAGTCAAAATAATAGTTATAGCATAGATATGGAACAAGGAGCATTTTATGAATTTGGTTACCGTGTTGGCGTCGGCGGCGCTAATCGTATTACTATCACCCAACGTAACTTTTAGTAATGAAATTTATGTTAATCAAGTAGGTGACGATATTGATCTCACCATTACACAGGATGGAGAAAATAACAAGATTGGTGATTTGAATAATCTATCAAACAAAGGTTTGCTAGGAAGTCTTGGTCCTTCTACATTTTCTTATACACAAACAGGTAACAACAATACGCTTGGATTTTACAATGCTGATATAGGAGATAGTAGTAGCACTCTAACACAGACTGGCGATAATAATGATGCTGTAATAGATTGTCAAGGCGAAGACTGCACAATGACCGTTACACAACTAGGTGATGGCAATGATGCTCACGCTGAAACTGGCAGTAGTTACAATGATGTTGGCAATACAATTACTGTATATCAAAAAGGTGATTACAACGAATCTTATGCAGAAGCTGACGGAATCAGTAATGACGTAGACAGTTATCAAGAATCAGACAATAACTTTAGCCGTGTTGTAGTAACAGGCGATTACAATGCTGTCAATGCTTGGCAAGGCAAGCACGATGATGGAACTGTTGATACAGACGAAATTGGTGATCACGAAGTATACTGGACTGTCACAGGCGATAATAATATGCTAGACAGTTATCAAACAGACACCAACAGAGGTGGTGGAGGTGGCGCTGGACATCACATAGCAAATGTTGTAAATGGTGACAATAATGGTGTAACGCATACACAAATGGGCAAAGCAGGACACGATGGCTTTATTGAAATACAAGGTGACAACAATGATGTTACACTAGAGCAAAGAGGCAATGGTGGTCAACAATGGGCAGACATAGTGCTTACAGGTGATGATCATAGTGTTGATGCTAGTCAACGTGGAACTATGGCACATTCATTTGAAATTGATCTCACAAACAGCGGCGGTGCTTATTCAGTGATCAGCAATCAAACAACTAACAATACAGCCACAAGCAAGACCTACAGCCTTACAGGTATTTGCACCAATGCCAACGGTTGTTCAGTAACAGTTTCACAAAATTAAATTGTAATATAACTTGAGCAAATTAGTCACTAAATATTACTGTAAAAATATTTACAGAGGGCACTGATTTTTGGAAAATGTTCTGGTTTACTTTCTTGTAGGTTTCCTAACAGCTTTTGGCTGGTGGGCAGCTGGCAAGGTAACAAACAATATCGACTCTCATTATGAACAAAGGCAAGATAATGGGAATTGAAGCACTTACATTAAGTATTGGGTTAAGTTTACATCTTGGCTTTGACAATAACTATAACAGTGTACATCCTCACATGAGGTTTGAACACGAAAATTATATAGTAGGAACTTATTATAACAGTGTAAGGAATAATTCAACATATGTTGGATATAGACATGAATTTAATAATTTTGGATTTGAAGGAGCAGTAGTTACAGGCTATAACAACAAATACTCACCAATGGCTCGTATTACTTATGATCATGAAAACTTTAGGATGTTTGCTCATCCTGGTTTTGAAAAAGATAATGTAGGCGTAGTTATTGGATTAGAGTTTATGATTAAATAACATGGTCCGCGGCGTGAGGGCGCAACCGGCATCTAAACAACGAGGGTAAAAAATGAAAAATATAACGATTGTCAGCGTAATGGCAGCACTTTTAGGAACGACGGCTCTAGCCGATACATCAAGTATGAACTCAAGTGTAACAGGAATGGGTATACTTGAAAACGATTATGTAAAAGCAGGCGTCAATGGTACAACAGGTACATTCGGCTCAGGCGGAGGCACTCGTCCAGGACTACAGTTTGATAGCACAGGGTCAGGAACATTTCCAGCAGATTCAGAGCAAGGTGACTATCTAACACCAGGTTCACCATTTGATGGATTTGCTTTAAAAATTGACGGCACAAATTCATCAAACAACAACACTGGTTCAAACGCATGGACAGATGCTGATGGTTTAACAGATACCACAGATGGGTTTGTATGGACAGGCACAAATTCAGCACACAGTGGTTGGGAAATAGAAAACACTTATAGTTTAGGTGCTACAGCAGAACATATCGAGATTGGTACAGATATTACTGCTGGAAGCGATGCTGCTGATGTATACTTTGGACGTTTTATTGATCCAGATGCTATGCCAGAAACAGGCGACACCAGTGCTACAGACAACGTGCTAGGTTATGGCGTCATTCCAGATAGTAATGTAGCATTTGCTGAAGCAACAGTTTCACGCTATGCGTTAGGATTGTATTCAACAGATAGTAATGTAGATGCTGGTATTAGTGGGTGGAGTACAGAAGCAGATGCGTATACAGAAAATACTGTAGATGGTGATGGATCAAACACAAACACAGGAGACAATACTATTGGTCTTACTTGGCATTGGACAGGTGTTAGTACAGGTGACATATTAGAAGCAAACTATGCTTACATCTTTGGACCAAGTGCTTTTGATGCTGCGGATTCTGCTATTACAGCAGGTGCAGGTGGCGGCGCTGATGTTAGTTCGTGGGGAACACTAGAAGATGTTGGTAGTGCTACAGACGCAGCAAGCGGTCCAACTGTGGTAGGAACAGGCACAAGTAGTGTTACAAGTCACACAAGTACAACAGCAGATGGCGTACAAACTATTGCTAGAGAAAAAGCAACAGCAACTTGGGACATTTACAGTGACGGTACTTTAGGAACAGCAAGCACAAGCACAGAAACACTGTCGAGTTTTGTTGGACGTATGGATACAGGCAAAAAAATTGGTCGTGCTGTAGACTTACACAGTTTAGGTTTTGCTGACTATGTAGCAGGTAGTCGTATTACATCAGATCTAGGAGATGGATGTAGTGCTGAAAGTCGTGTGTTAGGCGTGGGTGGATCAACTACTACAGATGATCTACTTACAATCGAAGGTGGGATCAACAGAATCACTACCAGTGCTGACGCATGTAGTACAGGAGATATGACCACACTACATATGGGCGTAGGCGCAAGCAAATCACTAGATGAATACACAGTGCGTGGCACAGTTAATCGTGCTAGTCAAGATACAACCTATGAGAGACACATTGGTGACTTTACTAACCAAGGTGAATATTCAACAACTGATACTTGGGTAAATGTTGAAGTAGAACCAAACACAGGTCAAATTCGTCCAGTTTTAGGTATTGTAGCAGGCAAGCGTTCAACTGATGCTTATACTGAAACAGGAAGCATACAAAGTGCTTTATCTCACGCAGCAATTGATGAAACATATCGTTATGCTACATTAGGTGCTAACTTTGATTTTGATCTTGGAACAGCTCACATCAGCAGAAGCACAGAAGGTACAACACGTATCGGCATTGGTGTTGACAAGCACGTTACAGAAAATGTAAAGTTTGTAGGTGACTTACAAAGAAGTATCAATGATAATGCAAGTACTAACATGCTAAGTATAGGACTTAAAATTCTGTTTTGATAAATATCGCTAGTAGAGGGCATCTACTAGAAATGAGGGCGAATGATAGATCCAGTATCAGCCATAAGTATGGCCACAGCAGCCTACAATGGTATCAAATCAGCAATTAATACAGGTAAAGAAATCCAAGACATGGGTTCACAACTTGGACAATGGGCAAGAGCAATATCAGATGTTGATTATGCTCATGCTAAAGCAGAAAAGCCACCGTGGTACAAAGCATTAGGCGGTGGCGTAGAATCCAATGCTATGGAAGTATGGATGCATAAGAAAAAAGCTGACGAAATGCGTGAGGAATTGCGTTCATATATCAGCTTGTATTATGGACCTAGTGCTTGGAAAGAAATTGTAAACATAGAAGCACAAATGCGTAAAGAACGTAGAGAGCAAGCATACGCAGCACAAGAACGAAAAGAATTTATTATAGCATGGGTAATAGGATTACTTGTTTTTGCTGTAGGCGCAGCAGGTCTGTATGGCTTTATTTGGGTACTTCTTCAAGCATAATAAATACTAGATGTTGAAGTGGATACTTGAAAGACTGCTTAAAGATTATGTAGATGAGTTAGTAGATAAACGTTTCAAAGAGAAAATGTATGAAAGGTATTATGAAACCAAACAACAAGAACTCAGAGAAAGAATCCAACGACTACGTCGAAGTATTTCATCACCAACACAAAGGGTTCAAACTGAGACAAAAAGAGAGGAAAAGCCCAGTAGTGTATTGGAGGTACCCAGATCTGAAGAACCCAGAGTACGGAAGAAGAATAATAAGAAGGTAGACAACAGAGACTGGTTTGAAGATACTATGAAAGAAGTAGAAAAAGCAAGAGCAAAACGTGAAGAAATGGATAAACTAAAAGCCAAACTCACAGGGAAAACAAGATGAGAAAAATTATATTTTCACCATTATGGAGCCTATTAGTATTAGCAGTACTAAGTTATCTATTCTATTTAAACCCGCCGTTTTTAGAAAGTGTTAAATTACGGTACTTTGACTCGCTGATTGTGAATCAACAGCCAGTTGAAAACAACATCTATACAGTGAATATTGATGAGCCAAGTTTAGAGGCATACGGACAATGGCCGTGGCCGAGAGGTGATTATGGTAGCCTTATAGAGGAGATATATGCCAGAGGCGCTGGACTAGTAGTGTTCAATGTATTGATGTCTGAAACAGATCGTCAGGGCGAGGACGTTATGCTTGCCCTGACTATGAGCAATTATCCAGTTATTGTCACAATGCTGGGCTCCGAAGAAAATAAAAATGAACCAATCAATCCTGGTGCTACTATAGTAAACAGTGATTACATTTATACTATCCCAAGCGTTCCAGGAATCATAGCAAATGTTCCTGATATCGAAAATAACGCCATTGGGTCAGGCATTACAAACTCTTGGCCTGAAATAGATGGTGTAACAAGACGCATACCATTAGTAGTAGAATCTGGCGGTACATTGTATCCAAATGTTACAATGGAGGTATTGCGTGTACTAGCAGGTGATCCAAGTTTCCAAATCAAACTATCACCGATGGGTGTAGACAAACTACGCATACCACAATTTGGTGTTATACAGACTAGCCCAACAGGTGAAGTATGGATTGACTGGAGTCAACAATCAAAGTCATATAGCGCAGTAGACTTACCAGATGACTTTGCTGGCGGCATAGTATTTGTAGGACCAACAGCAGCAGGGCTTACACAGCCATTAGCAACAGCAGCAGGTTCAGTGTTCCCACACGAAGTCCAAGCAGCAATGCTAGGAACAGTTTTTAATGAATCAAACATAAGCAGACATCCTGACGCAGAAGCATGGGCTGAACTAGCAGCGTTAATAACGGCAGGCGTATTTTTAATTGCACTCGCCCGATGGACATATGTTGGTATAGCCTTCTTTGTATTGTCAGTAGGCGGTTTTATTGGAGTTAGTATATATGTATTCAATACACAAAATATTCTTATTGATGGTGCTACTATCAGTGCTTTCCTCTTGCTCGTGGGTCTCAAACGATATGTGCTCAAGTTCCTCGACGAGTTCCTGCAAAAGCAAGCCATTAAAAAACAATTCGAAGGATACGCCAGCCCAGCAGTGGTTAAACTATTACAAGAATCTCCAGAGCTTGTTAAACGTGGTATAAAGAAAGATGTGAGTATCGTGTTCAGTGACTTGCGTGGATTTACACCATTAGGTGAATCATTTGGAGACGATGTACAAGGGCTAACAAGAATAATGAATGGCTACATGGATGCCATTACAGAGCCAGTGCTTGACGCAGATGGCATGATTATAAAGTATATTGGTGACGCTAGTATGCACATACACAACGCACCAATTGACGACAACAGACACGCACACACCGCAGTAGAAACAGGACTTAAAATGTTGAAAGCAGTGGAGAAGTTTAATGAAGAAGTTATTATACCCGAAGGTAGGCCACCTGTCGGTATGGGTGCCGGCATTAATACTGGGCTTGGTTATCTGGGCGAAATGGGCAGCAGCAAACGACACAGTTATGATGTACTCGGAGACGCCGTCAGTACAGCAGCTCGTGTTGAAAGCAAATGTAAAGAATACGGATGTCTATTACTTGTTGGAGAAAATACATATGAAGCAACAAAGGAAGATTTCTTCTATCTCAAAGTAGACGATTTACAAGTAAAAGGCAAAAGTGTAGGATTAAGCATTTATACTGTATTAGATAATCCACAACATGCCTGGAAAAAAGATCAATATAGACACGAAAAAATGATGGAAGCATATAAAGCACAAGACTTTGATGAAGCTTATAGAATAAGTGCTGCATTGACAAATTGTTTTGATTTCAAAATGACAGGCTATTATAAAATGTGGATGGAACGTTGTGAATATATGAAAACACAAGACTTACCATCAGATTGGAATGGTGTATTTGTAGCCACAAGTAAATAGAGTATGCTCGGTTATAGTATTTTTAAGAATTTTTTTGGTAAGCCTACTGCGGAAGAAAAACGTACAACAAATGACATAAATGTTATCTGGTGTCATGGTGCTAACCAAACAAGTCTCAGTTTTAAATATCTACAAAGTAAGACTAATTTTACAAATGAAATATTAGTAAATTACAACAGTATGAATCGCTTCTACGAAAACTTAGAAATGATTGGTGATACTTGTAAAGGTAAAGGTCCGCACTTTGTTGTAGGACATAGCATGGGCGGATTGTATGCTATTCATCTTACCAAGTATGTGCGTGTCATAGGAGGTGTTAGTATTAGCACTCCGTTCCGTGGCAGTAGTACAGCAGATTGGGCAAAGTATATTGTTCCAAGCTATCCATTGTTTAAAGATATTGGCAGGAGAAGTGATCCTATACGTGAAGCAAATGAAATTGAACTGGATATACCTTGGACACAAGTAGTAACAACAGCAGGGTCAGTTCCGTATCACAACGGACCTAATGATGGTGTTTGTACTATTGAATCAATGCGTCACAGAACTGACATGAAGCACATAGAAGTTAATCACACACATTATGAAACTATGGTAAGTGATCAAGTTGGTGATATTATAAAACAAACATATGAGCGTGTAACACAATTACAAAAGCAGTAGTGTAATGTAGTGCTTGGTCTAATGCTTGTAATCGCCAAAACCTAGCTTCGTCACGTTTCCAATTGAACTTTGTATAGAACACTGTTTTGCCCCAATCAACATGCCAATGTATAATGTAATCAAATATACTATAGATCACTGCCCAGGCAGGTGATACAAAAAACAAACACACTACAAAGTTTACGCCAGCATGATGTGCGTAGTGTCTATGTCCGTTATCAAAGTAACGTATTTTGCTGTGAGGTTTTTTGATAAATGTTTGTAGAAACAAATCAGCAAAGGCATGTTTAATTATAAGGGCAAAGAAAAATACTATTTCAATCATTAACCTTGCTCTCATGTTTTAACAAAAGAGCATTAACTTCGTCTGATTTCATAAGCCAGCCGTTTTCGTTTACAATAAAAACATCACCTGGTTTGTAAAGAACAGTTTCTTTACCGCCGGTTTTCTTTCCATCTTTAGTCCAGCCCATAACTTCTCCAAGCCAGTCGCCCTTGACTCTGAAGTGAGGTCCTGCTTGTTCTATCACATAGTCCATCCAAATCATATTGCTTTCTCCGAGTGTTTGAGAATAAAATGTGTGGCTTCTTTTGATTCAGGAAGTATGACACTTATATCGCATTTACAATAGATATCATCTGGCAACGTTCTACTACCGCTACGTGTTAGCTTCCATTCCCAATTATTTTCTTCTATTGTTTTGTAAACATCTGTGCCAACTTCACGTTGGATCCACATCTGTTCCATATGTGTTTCTTTGTGCGTCCATTTATATTCACAACTGCCTAAATATAGTTCCATAAAGATACTTATTTAGATTTTGAATTCTCGCAATCACATTTGACACATACATCATTTATACATTCTTTACAGTCTGGAGCGTAACAATGACACTTATGCCCACAACTTTTACAAGTTCTAGGCGCTCCTTTCATTATGTCAATGCCTCTAGTAGTTCTTGTTTTAGATATTCTTTGCCTTTTAAAAACTCTTTGATATGGTCGTTGTTTTCTTTTGTATCCAACGGCATAGCTGTGCCTACCATTTCTGTGTCAGCTGGTAGTATGTCAGCTATCATCATCCCCTTTTCGAACATCATCATTCCCTCCTGTGCTATTAGACTGGACATTACCAGTTTTGTATTCATCCACTAGGCGTTGTAATTCGTCCTGTCTCTGTGGATTTAATTTTGCCCTGTATTCCAAAACCATTGACAGTTTTTGATTAAGTCTAATCATGTCATTATCTAACATGCGAACACGATCGACTAGTTTTATTAGAGTACCCATTGTCTCACCAATTACTGGATCAATAGTTTCAGTTACCCATTTCCATATAAAATAGATAAAGTAACCCATGCCCATTGCGGCAATAATTGGAAATCCATATTCGCTTACAGCAGCCGCAATATCCATTTATTCTCCAAACATGTCCATAAGTTCAGGGCCAAAGTTACCAGCAGCCCATCCAAGAGCTACTATTGCTACCACGCCCATTACTAACCATTTCATTTTGAAATCGTCTACATCCATTCTTAGTGCTACTAGTTCATTTCCTAGTATTCTCACACTTACTTCTAGTTTACCTTTATCATCAGTCGCGTCTGGCATCTTCTTTTCCTTCGTTTGCTGCTAACCTATCTACATTAGGTCTAACGTTCAAAGTATAACTTAACAACGCATCAATCTTAATAAGATCGTTGTTCATAGTTTGAACTCTATTATCTAATTGTCCTATGATATTTTTTAGAGTTGTAACTCCTCCGGTTACACCTGCTAGAATAAATTTCAATGTAAGGAAAACAAAACCGCCTGCTGCTAAGGCTCCTGCTATCGGAAAGCCTACATCCCCTACTAAAGTTAAAAAATCCATGTGCGCCCTCACGCTCTGCTACAAACATATTTAGCTTGACAAACAAATAAAATGGCTATATAATAAGTATTATTGGAGGAAAAAATGGCTACTACAGAAGAAAAACAAGAACTAGTTGAAGATCTTAAAGGTCCTAGATATTACACAATACGCATTAGAGGTTACGGTTGCGAATGTGGTTATCTTTCATTAACTAAAGATCAATACGATTATTGGAATAAACTAAACGAAGATGATACAAACTTAGTTGCTAGTTATTTTTTAGATCCTGATGATTTTGATGAAGTAGTAATTCCCGATGGTTCTGCTTTTTTGTATGACGAAGAAGGAGAATACAACCAAATGTGGTATGATTGTGACAAATTAGTCGAACATCAATATGGTGTTGATTTCAGCAGTGCTATTATAGATATAGACGAAGTTGCTGGTCCTGATTGGGGTGATGCTGTAATAAAAGAAGTTGTAAGCGAAGATTTACCTGAGTGGACTGAAAATAATAGTATTCCTGTAGATATGGAAGTTACTGAAGCAGATGAACCTGAATATACTGTACAGATTTTTAATGCTGAGAAAGGCACGTTTTTTGATGGTATAATTGAAACTACAGGAGAATTTGATCCAAAACAATTAAAAATTTATACTATGGAATATTGGAACGGTGATGACACTCTAACTAGTGTTACCTATAAAGGTGAGGAAGTTGACAACAATGGCGGCGATACAATGAGCAAAGGTTCTAGTGTGTATTTTTGGAGAAACTAATGAAGTGGAAGGTTGTTACACAAAACGATCATTATATTGTAGAAAGCAATAGTAGTAAGGATGCTGTTGCTATTGTAGTAGATAAACACAAAGATAAGTCTACAATTAAATCTGTGACAATTGAACCAAAAAATATAATTGGAAAGACACGTAGACTATGGAGAAATACATTTGGTAAATAATTATGAATATAAAGTAGAAGACATATTTGAAGATATCGAAGGTGATGATAAAAATGTGTTGATGAACATCCCTCCTGAAATTAGAGAACAGTTGGGGTGGAAAGAAGGCGATGTGCTTAGTGTTAAAATAGAGAAAGGAATCATCGTTTTAGAAAAAAAAGAGAATGACGAAAAATAAAGATATTATAGAAGTAGAAGGCGACATAATAGATGTGTTGCCTAACCAAACATTTAAAGTCCGATTAGACAATGAACATTTAGTGGTATGTTATACAGGCGGAAAGATGCGCCAGTTTAAGATAAGACTAGTCGCTGGAGATAGAGTAAGGATAGAAATGACTCCTTATGATCTAGAAAAAGGACGTATCACACGCAGATTATAGGTTGACAATATGCTAGTTTATGCTATTATATAGTTATAGGCAGCACAGAGGCAACAATGATATACGTTCAAGGCGGCACAAAAGCTCAAAAAATGTATGCTTACAGCATGGCTGAATTTGTTTGTAACAAATTCAATATAAATCCTGACATTGAAATAAGTTTTAGACGTTTGACAAACGATCGTAGTCTTGGTGGTTGTATTCAAGTTGACAATGGCGAATATGAAATTGATATTAAACGCAGTCTCCGTTTGCGTGATATGCTTACAACTCTAGCACACGAATTAGTACATGTTAAACAGTACGAGCTAGGGCAACTAAAACAAGAAAGCAAAATGAATTTGATTACTGGGATAAACCTAGTGAAATTGAAGCACATGGCAGAGAAACAGGATTGTTTGTAACATGGGCAGAACAAAACAAACTAGCACATAAGAAATGGACACAGATATGAGTACTCAATTGTATAATGCTGGTATCGAAATATTAGCAATGGGCTATTATAAAAATGAAAATGCTCGCAGTGGCGACTACAATCCTGGGCATGAGGATGCTGTTGCTAGTGTGTTAGACACACATGGATTCAAAGGATATACACAAAACGATTTTCCAAACCTTCAACGTTCTCATTTGAAGCAATGGTGGGAAAGTGATTTTATTGATGACACAGGATTAGCGTTAGCACTAATAGAACTACCAGCAGGCAGTTATGTTCTACAGCCAGGTGGTACCCAAAGTTTTCCAGACATTCTTGTACGTGATTTTTGTGGAAGATTTGTAGCATTAGAATGTAAAAGCGGCAAAGGTACACATCCTATGTGGAACGATAGCACACCTAAGCCAGGAGCAGCTTATATAATGAGTAGTGGTAAACTTAATCAAACTACTTTGTTTATGGGCGAAGATGTAATTACACCTGAACAGCAAAAAATTATTAACGAAGGCTTAATACAATTACAACAACTTGCTGATAATATTAGTAGTCAAGTAAAAGAACTTGACAAACACAACAGAGGCTTTATAATTAGTAGTCGTAAACAGTTTTTTCAACAAGGTGGTAAAGAAAAGACTAATTATTTTACACACAATAGTAGACAACAGTGTGAACAAAATGTATTGGAGTTTTTGAGTGCTTAAACCTGTAAATGAAAATTTACACACAGTAACTATAAAAGACATAGAAGATCACAAGTTAATCACAGACGATGAACTCAATAGAGATCTTAAGAATCTAAAAAGATTTACCGCAGAAGAAAATGCTAACAACTTCTACGGTAATCCTTTCTTATATCATTTCCAATTTAAAAACTTGTTAAAATGTCGTAGAGATAAAGGTAAAACTATCTACGACATTCACAACGATAGCGAAGCGTGGAATAAACTTATAGACAGTACACGTAAACGTAATCGTGGAGGCAGAACACCAGCAGGTAATGTATATGAGTGTTTTAGAATAAACTTAGGCAGTATTGTAATGTTTAAGAGTACAACAGCCAAGTATCTTTATAAAAAATATAATGTTAAACATGTATTAGATCCAACCGCCGGCTGGGGTGGCAGACTGTTGGGTGCTTGGGCATTGGATATTGATTATACAGGAATAGACACAAACACAGAAATGCGTGATGCGTATAATTATATGATACAATATCTCGACAACTACAGCGACTTTGGTAATAGTTTGATACAGGAGCAACGTAACTCAACACAGCGTATGATATGGCAAAGTTGCTTAGATGTAGATTTTAGTGCTATAGATTATGATTTTGTGCTTACATCTCCGCCTTATGTAAACTTAGAAATATACGAGCATATGACGCCTTGGGAACAAGACGAAGACTTTTATGTGAACTTTTTTATTCCACTTTGGCAAAAGTGTGTAAATAATATTAAAACAGGAGGCAATGTGTGCTTTAATATTTCTCCTAAAATGTATGATGATGCTATAAAGCATGGATTAACACCTTGTGACGATGAAGAAGACTTGTTACAGCAACTAGGACAACAAAAGGGCAAAAAGAAACAAGATAAAATTTATATTTGGAAATGTTAGGTTGACAATAGACTCTAGTCCTGCTATATTAAGTTATAGAAAATTGTTACCAAAGATAAAGGCACTGGTGAAGGCAATGACATCTTATAAAACTGAACATCTTATTGAACTTGCTTATGCGGCATATCGTGTTAACAACGGTTATGAAAAGCAAACTCGTCGTTACAGCGAAGGACAACCTACAACTTTTAGCAATAAAGAACTGATCGCATTCACAGCTCACGGTGAATGGAAACCAGAAGATTTTGTTCCTCTCACTATTAAGGAAGAAGATCGTAAGGCAGCTAAAGAAGGCGAAAAGCATATGCGCCGCTATACAATGTTAGCGTTAGGCGACCTGCCGCAGTTTGAATCAGATTTATTTGCTGCCTATAGCAGTGACGAAACTAACATTGGTAGAGTAGGATTAATTGCCTACTTACCAGCGTTTGTTGATAGAGAACTAGCAAACAAAGAATATAAATTACGTTTGAAAACAGAGTTCTCAGAAAGTAAACACCTCAAAGGAGATAGGCTTGAGCCTACTGAGGTAGAAATATTGAAGGTCATTACATTAAACAGTGACTGGATAACGGAACCAGCATTTATGCACTTTGGTGCTATTGGTAAAGACTTGGTGTGCTTTACTGTAAAAAATAAATATGCTGTAGGAGATACGTATGACATTGTCGCACGTATAAAAGGGGAGGATCTCGAGCGTGATTCAAATACACCAATGACACGCTTAAATTATGTAAAGCTCAGAAAACAGGAGATCTAATATGAATCGAGTTACAAAAAAATTCTTAGGCAAAGTATTGCCTCCATTTGGTATCATGGGTTATGTAATGGTTGTAATGACCTTAAGCACTATGGCACCAACACTAGCATTACAAATTGGTATTCCAATTGTATTTTTACTAGTGCCACTTTTTGGTTACATGTTCTATGAATCATGGAAAGATGCTAAACGTGAAGTGGAATGGGAAGATAGAGACTTACTAAGGGACATTGAAAGTAATGTTTAATTACTACAATATTTGGTTAGTTGATGCCGATGGACGCAAAATTAAGCACATCGACACAGTCAAATGTCTAAGCAAAAGCACTGCGGAACAGCAGTGCTTTATGCGCTATGGTTCTGCGAGTAAATACAGTGGATGGGGCAGAGACAACTTTAAGGCAGAAGTAGCATGAATATGATGATGTGGATAGGGCTCACGTATATAGCAGGTTCTTATGCGGGATTTTTATTAGGACGTGGTAAACTTGAAGACGCAATTGATTTAACTATTGATTCATTGATTAACAATGGTTTTTTGCGGCACAAAAAAAATAAAGATGGCGAAGTAGAAATTATGAAGTGGAATGAAAATGAGTCATGATTATCTAGGTATTGAAGATACTTTAGACGAAGACGATTATGCTGTAGTTATTGGAAAAGACGGCAGTCTAAAAGGACTGTACATTCCAACGACAGATGAAGAAGCTGAAGTTCCAGAATCAGTTTGTTATTTTCTTAAAAAATACTGGGGTATCGATGCTAATGACCCAGAAACATTTCCAACGATACATTGATGACACCTATAGAAATATTTGAATACAAGTTACGTTGGAAACCTGGCTATGTTGTAAGGTTACACAGTGATGTAGTAGACAAGGGCAAAACTTGGTGTCGTAGAAATTTACAAAGACATCAGTGGAGTATGACAGATTGGACAGGACCATACGAACATACTTTTCACTTTGAGGATAAAACAGCAGGGCAAAACTTTGAAATAGAGATGGCCCCGTATGCGAACCAAGAATCTGTCTGAACAACAAATTTACGAAATGGGTAAGGCATGGAATGACGCCATCGAAGGCAATCCACTACCTTTTATTACTAACGAAGAGCTAGAATCTAAATATCCAAAGCTAAAACGTTTGGGAGATAAGTACCGTAGTGAATTAGAAAAATATAGAATATGGGAAGAACTTAAATGACATCTACAAGAACTGAAGCTATCGCACTACTAATTGATTTAGCTAACCAGATGGAAATCCAAGATAATATAGATTGGGGATTATTAAACATCAAAGAAGCTGATGCGTATGAACTTATGGCTAACAGTGTAGTTGATCAATTTAATAGTGTAAATCCTGAATATCACCACACAGTGATGATGGCTACTATTGTAAAATTGCTTGTAGAAAATTTTGTGTTAAATCTTAGGATAAGAGGCCAAGGATGATACACAAAGGACATATCAAACCCTCTTGGGATATCGAAGAGTTCAAATCTTTAGACTACAAGTTTGACACTCACAAAGACAATGACTTACTCAACGAGTTTGCCAGTGTTGGGCATAGTAAAATGTATATGACATTATACAATTACTTCCAGCCAAATCCTTTACCGCCAGTGGTGTTTGATTATATTGTTCCGCAGTTTGAAATTACTAATGTTAGTGTAGCAATCAACTTGTTTACACCTGGACAATATCTACCGCTACACGGAGATTTATACGGCAAGTATAAAACATTTCACGGATTGAAAAATCAAAACATTAGACGCTTTGTTGTAATGCTAGAAGACAGTGTGCCAGGACAAATCTCGCAAGTGTGTGATCAAACATATGGCAAATGGCGTGCTGGTGATTGGTTTGGTTGGGACAATGATGATCCACATGCTGTATACAACTTCAGCACCGTATGGCGCTATGGTATACAAATCACTGGTGTGCCTAAAGAAGAACAAATGGATTTAAATTTAGGTTGACAAATACCAAATTTGCTGTTATAAATAATGTGTATTAACATCTAAGGATAGGCAAATGAAAAGGTCACTTTCTACAGTAGCAGCCCTCGCACTAATGGCTACCACAGCATCAGCTGAAACAAGGTATGCTACTATTACAAATATTAAAACTAATTATCAGGAAATTACAACCAACCAACCAGTAAACATCTGTAGCGATGTTGAAGTGCCAATCTATGGCAACACTGGCGGAGGCGCATCAGGTGGTGATGTGCTAACTGGTATGATTATTGGTGGTTTGCTAGGCAAAGGTGCTACAGGCAAAGACAATGGCGCTGCCGCAGGTGCTGTAATTGGCGGCATTATCGCTGCTGATCAGAATAAAGGACAACGTGTAATCACAGGTTACAGAGTCGAACGCCAATGTAGACAAGAAAATCGTTACACCACACAACGTCAAGTCAAAAACTATCGTATCACATACGAATGGGATGGTGTGCGAGCAAGTAGTTATACCTACAATAGATATAACGTAGGTGATCGTATTCCAGTTTCAGTGAGCATTGTAGCACAATGAGTGGATACAAAATTGATGAGGTAATAGGTTTACTATACCAAATCAATCTGCGTCTAAAGCGTATCGAAGACCATATGGAACTTGACGAGCAGGAACTAGAAGACATTCTTAAACAATTAGATGAAGAATTATCTACACCTCCTGCTCAAACCAAACCTAAGTTGACTGTGGTCAAAGATGAACCTGATGATAACGTGTTTGAGTTTATACCTCGGTGACGTGGCTGAGTGGTCGAAAGCACCTCCCTGCTAAGGAGGCGTACCTTAACGGGTACCCAGGGTTCGAATCCCTGCGTCACCGCCAGTATAAATACTCGTGTTGCCCCTATAGCTCAGCTGGTAGAGCAACTGATTTGTAATCAGTAGGTCCGCGGTTCGAGTCCGTGTGGGGGCACCATTAGGAGGACAAATGTCATTATATATCAATCGTACTGCTACTCAAAAAGGATTAACCTTTGTCCACATTCCAAAGTGTGCTGGGTCTAGCATAAAATATGCTTTGAAAGAAGCATTTCCTGAAGCAGTTGATACAAATTTTCATCACAACATTGGAAACAAAAATTTAAAAACATACTGGTCGTTTGCTGTGTTTAGAGACCCAATACAACGTGCTCTAAGTATGTATAACGAAGTATTTAACGTTTTATCAAGTCGTCCAAAAACATTAGAAAAAATTACAAAACTTTCAGCAAACGATATATACGACAATATTACGTTTGATATATTTGTACAACAATGGTTTAATCAATCAATAAATGGTATTAAACCTAGCAAAGAACAGGTAAGATACATTAGCAATGACAGTGGAATAGTAGTAGATAAAGTTATTCCGTTTCATAAACTTACTGAACAATGGGCTGAAATTGAGGATTTTTGTAAAAAAGACATTCCTCTGCCAAAATTACGTGTTGGAAAATTTAAAACAATCAAAATGGAAGATACAACAAAGACTATACTTGAACAGTACTATGCTAAAGATATTCAATACTGGAACACAATAAAATAACTTATGCGGCACATCATAATATTCAATCAAAGTATAATGGGAAGAAGAAGCAGCGGAGCATACAAGGCTGCGGAAAGTTTTCGTGACCGTGGATTTGATACAGAAATTGTAGAATTTTTAGAACATTGGAACTTTGAAGATTTAAAAAGTTATCTAAGAAAAATAATTCATCACGATACTGTTGGTTTTGGATTTAGTTATACATGGATGACTAGCGGTAAAGTCAGAGAACTTACAAGTTGGCTACAAAATAATTATCCAGGTAGAAAATACTTTGCTGGAGGCCAACAACCTTTTCAAGAATACGAAGGATTCGAATTAGTTTGTACAGGATTTTTTGAAAAGGCTGCTGATGATATCATCGATTATCTTTTTAATGATAAAAAAGAACCGCCAAAACACAAAATGATACACAACGGTAGAACTATGTTGATAAATGGTGATACTGACTATCCGTCTCATAGTATGCCAGACTTGACTGTGCGTTACTCTTACAGTGATTATATATCACCACATGAAGCACTGACAATTGAGTTAAGTCGTGGTTGTAGGTTTAAATGTAAATATTGTAGCTATGCTTTTTTAGGATTGAAAAACAGCACATACAGAAACAAAGAAAATGTAAAAGCAGAATTAATTTACAACTACGAAACCTATGGAACTAAAAATTACATTATAGCTGACCCTACTGTAAACGATGACGATGACAAGTTACGCATGTTGGGAGAGGTAGTATCGGAGTTACCCTTTGTGCCTAATTTTTCAGCATTTGTTAGAGTTGATTTAGTTGTAGTTAGACCTTACCAAATGGAACTAATGGCAAAGGCACGTATTTGGGCACATTTTTATGGTGTCGAAACCTTTCATCCAGCAGCAGCTAAAGCAGTTGGTAAAGGCATGCCGCCACAAAAAATAAAAAAATGTCTAAAAGATATGCGTAAATATTTTTTAGATCATCTTGGATTGTATAGAGGAACAATAGGATTAATTGCTGGATTACCAGGGGAAGATAAAAAAAGTTGGCAAACCACACAGCGTTGGATGAAAAAACATTGGAAAACAGAATCATGGCATTGGTGGCCTTTAGATATAACAGATGATAGCGACAACGATAATATCAACAGCTTGTTCAGTCGTAATCCAGAAAAGTACGGTTATCGTCCTATGAAAGACAAAAATAAAATAGATCTTATCAAACATCAGTTTTCTCAATTTGGTAAACTTACACATCATAAAGTAGACGATGAATACTTTTTTTGGCAAAATGATACCACTGATTTCTACGAAGCAGTCTACTGGTGTAGTGAAATGTTCCAACCTGAAAATATTTTTACCTATGATGGAAATTTTTACTTAATGAATAGATTAAGTAGTGTTGATAAGTTACAAGATGCTTTAAAATTAAAACTTAACATATGGGATGGCAAAACAATAGATACATCTACAGATCCTGAATCTCATACAATTTATGTAAAACGCAAGATAGAAAGCAAGCATAACCAATGAGAGTTGATCAAAAAACAAACATGTTTCAATTAGCTTGCTACATAGGCGGACCATTGGTGTTGATTTTTAACTTCAACGCAGCATACTTATTTGGTTCGTGGTTATTTTCATGGATAGTAGTACATGTTGGAATCAGTATGGGATTACACCGTTGTTTTTCACACAAATCTTGGGAACCAAAAAATAAGTTTATTCTTGTGGTGTTACATTTCTTGTCTGTAATTAACACAGTTGGTCCTAGTATTCCGTGGACTGCTACACATAGAGTACATCACAAATATTCAGACACTGATAAAGATCCGCACTGTATTAAAGATTCTACTGTATGGCAAAAATTTAAATTATGGCATAATTTTGTTCCTTATCATCATGTAAGTCCAAGGATAGTGATTGATTTACTAAGAGATCCGTATCATAAATTTTTTAACAAGTATTATTTTCATATGTTAGTTGGCTGGGGACTGTTATTATTTGCTATTAGTCCTGACCTGTTTATGTATGGATATCTAGTAAGCACAATGTTTTGTTTACATACCATATCGTGGATTACAGTAGGTGCCCATATGTTTGGCCATAAAGATACTGACACACACGATGATTCTAAAAACACATTTATTATGGGGTTATACTCTTGGGGAGAAGGCTGGCACAACAATCATCATGCGGCGCCATGGAGTTATGCGTTTGGATGGAACCGTAAGCAACCTGACTTTGGCAAATGGTTGATTGAAAAATTAGCAAAACCTGATTCGCTTAAAGGTGTGAATTATTATGATAAATGAAATTGTATCTTCGGGTAGAGTAAGATTACATGTATTTGATCATGACAATGTTGAATTTGAAAAAGTAAGACAACAGTGCCTACAAGAAGATAATTGGCTACGTGAAAATTACACAAAAGATCGTTGTGTAATTGAAGATCACAAATTGTTTTGGATCGCTTACTTAGACGACAAACTTTGGCATTTCAGCGGTTTGCTTGAATTATCTCCACATGTAGCTAGAATACTCAACAGAACTTATATGTTTCCTGAATGGCGTAGTCCAAGACAAATTACATATCATCATGATCAACTAGCTAACCATGTAATTCCATTGGTAGAACAAGTGTTAGGCTTTGAATATGATTTACTGTTTTTCAGTATGCAAAGACGCAAGCGTGGATATCAAATTGAAAAACAACCTTGGTGGGAAAATGTTAAACGTAGTTGGATGAGCGTCACAGACAAATGGCAATCGTTTGATGATGGGCTAGTTAGAATATATCCAGACGAACAAGAAAGTTGTTATCAAAATGTGATTTATAAAAGCAATGGATATACATTAAAGGACTGGGGTCCGCGAATTATTACATATAATGAATATATAGAAAAATTTTACAAAAAAGATGAAGATTTTTTTGTTTCTTGGCAATAAAATGGTTGACAACGGTGTAATAGTTTGCTATATTATAAACATAACAAAGACGACGGTCCTAGTTAGATAGTGCAAGGAAACGATGCTTACCCAGGCATTAACTTGACTCACACGCTGTGGTGGCGCTGTAAGACTTTGGAGACAAAGCATTGCAGAAAAAGTAGGATTAACCATTCTATTGTGAGGTTCCGTGTTGTTTTGAGCCTGATGGGGCATAACGCGGTTGTTGGTAATCAGTAGTCCAACCTATCACATATAAATACAACGAAGGAATTTTAACATGTTCAAGACTAACACAATATGTATAATATGTTGGCCACCAGGAGATTGGGGTATGTCTTGACATGACTTTATAAAAAAGTTATTTCAACAGCCCCTAGCATTAAATTTGTTAGGGGCTTTTTTTATAACTACACTACACCTTACTGCAATAAGGTGTCGTTGCAGAGACAGAGGCCTCGAAAGGGCTAAAGATAGTGTAGTTTTAAAAAAAGTTTTTAAGCAGGTGCGCTACAGTCGGAGAGGTAGGCTGGTCTCCAAAACCAGTGCGTTAGCTGAGCGAGTTCGAATCTCGCCACCTGTGCCAATCGGGGCTTGGGAAAGTCTGGTCAATCCGCCTGTTTTGGGAACAGGAAATCGCTGGTTCGAATCCAGCAGCCCCGACCAAATAATGCGCTTGTAGTTCAGTGGTAGAACCGTCCGCTCATAACGGATCAGTCGGGAGTTCGAATCTCTCCGGGCGCACCATATTTCCTTAATAAATATTGGCATGTTCAAAGCAACCAAAGAAACTATTTGGCATCTCACATGTATAAAATGTAAAAACTGGTTCACATATGCTACAATGGAAAAAATGTGTATAGACAGGTACACGTTTCATTGTCCACATTGTGGATCAAAGGGTAAAGTTACTCCGGAGTGATAATGTCAAAATGTATTGTACCATGGACGCAAATTGAAATTTGCGCTACAGGATTCTGCCGCCCGTGTGCTGAATATGGAACTGATTTAAAATGGGATGACGGTAAACGAATAGATTTTAATGATAAAAATACAACTTTAGATAAAGTTCTTAAATCAAACGACTATAAAACTTTACGTGATCAATTTAGAAATAATGAAAAACCAGAGGGCTGTAGAAAGTGCTGGAAACTTGAAGAACAAGGATTGAAAAGTAGAAGACAGCGAGAACTAGAAGCGCATGAACAACATCTTGATTTAATCTCTACAGATGAAACAAAAATAGTTTTGTTTGACATAAAGCTAGGTAACCATTGTAATTTAAAATGTAATATTTGTAACAGCGAATACAGCAAGAAATGGGAAAAAGATGAAATGGATTGGTATGGACAAGTCATCAATCCAAGTTACGGAAAAGACTGGTTAAGCAATCCACAGCATTGGCAGGATATAAAGAAACAATGTGACAGTTTAGAAGTTTTATATCTTAGCGGCGGCGAACCCTTTCTTACTAAACATAATGACGAACTTCTTACACACCTAATTGATATAGGTAGAGCGAAGGATGTTTGGATCAAATATCATACCAACGGAACCTATAAACTTACTGAAAAACTTATAAATCAATTTAAGCAATTCAAACGTATACAATTGATGTACAGCATTGATGATATAGGTAGGCGTTATGAATATCAAAGACCTCCGGCTAAATGGCATCGGGTAGAATCAAATTTTATACATGCGTTAGAACATGGTTTTATTGATACAAAAATTTGTTATACAGTGAGTTTGTTTAATAGTCTTAGCGGACAAGAGATGGAAACGTGGTGTGCTAGTGTTGGTTTTAATTTAGATAACCTAGAAGTAAATTTTGCTAGAGATCCTATACACTATGATTTAAGTATGCTCGGCGACGAACAAAAAACTATGTTACTAAACAAACTAGGACATGGTAAAATTGATACTGAAGTATCAAAATACATTAAAAGTTCACATCAACCCACATTTGATGAGACTGGATGGCCAGTAAAATCAAAAAAAGAACTTGACAACTTGCGTAAGTATGTTATAAGTAAGGTAGACAGTAAGAGCAACATGTCTCTTATGGATGTCAGTCCTGAAATAGAAAAAGTGGTAAATTATGATGAAAACTTGTGTATTACAACGTAACGAACGTTCCATTACTGTAGATTTAACAACAAATGGCGCTGTATTCAACGAATACGAAATGTTAGATTTTGAAACATCTAAAGAGTTTCATGATAAAACTAAAGCAGAACAATATTTTTTGGGTTTGAAAATTAAAGGATTCAAAGAGGCACTTGCGTCATGAAGATCTACGATCTCACAGCAGAACAATGCAAAATGCTTGATCAAATGTGGCAATGTGATAGTGCTGAAGAAATCTATGATTTTTTTCAATCACTTGACAAAGACAAATATCTCATGGCGTTGACACTTCATGAACTGATGCTACAAGAACTCCAAGAGCAGGATGAAGATCCAAGCAACAACGTTACACAGGCACGTAATATGTTGTATGATATAGGTGTTAAATGCTAGATGATCACGCAGCAAATCTGTTTAAGAAAAATATAAACATGATGGTGCCATGGTATCTCATGGCATCATACGCATATTACGAACAAGATGATGCTATCTTATCAGATGGCTTCTTTGACGACATGGGCAAAACCATGTTGGCAGTTTGGGATGACATTGAACACTTCCATAAAGAACATATCACTTTAGACGATTTGAAAGCAGGCACTTTCTTAGGAAAGTATCCAAGTCGTGTCAAAGATGGACTGGCAAGTTTACGTGAAGCATACTACACAAAAAGCGGAACAGTCAGAAAAAAGCCCCATATCAAGTAACTTTGATAAAACAATAATATATAGTTACAGGAGGTAACATGGCAAAAGGTGTAGTTAAACGTAAAAAACCAAGAGCAGCACGTAAGGCAAACGAATGGGAACTGATCAAAGAAGACTGGCCTTGGCAAAAAGCTCAATACTATATCCATTATGAAATTGACAGTAAACAATGGTTAGTAAAAGTAAAAGATTATATAAAAGCAAACTATGATAAAAAAGTAGTTAGTGCTATTAATAGACTTCCGGATTGGAAAGTAGGCGGCAAAAGTCATTATGCTACAGCAGCACATTTTGAAACACATTGGCCGGACAAAGTTATTGAAGGATACAAGGGCGCATTAAATCGCTGGATACTAGGGTTGGCAGAAGAAGGTGCCAAAATAGTAGAAGAAAAGAAAGCAGAAGAAAAAACCAAAAAGAATGTGTATGTGCCAAGCATACAAGAACGTATCCGCGAGCAAGCAATTGATGTTTGCGAAGACATAGACACATGGTTAGATGGTTTTATCACTGACAAGAAAAACTTTGATCCTAAGGGATTTGACTTTGCTAAACATTTTGCCAAGCACAAAGTAACACAAGCACATGCTAGAAAAATAATTGGTTTTTATGCTGGCGAACTTGAGGAAGCAAGGGTAATACAAAAGCTGCCAACGCCTGGTGAAATCAATCGTTGTAAGGACGAGTTTGAAAAAGACCAATTACAGCAGCTACGCGAAGGCTACAGCCACCTTACTAAAAAGGACGCTAAAGCATACTTGACAGCATTAGAGCTGCTACACGGCGCTTGTAGCGTGGTTATAGACGCTGCTAAAGCAACACGTAAGCCACGCAAGAAAGTAGCACCAAGCAAAGAGAAATTGGTAGCCAAAGTCAAGTATTGTGAAAAAGATGATAAGCTACAATTGGTTAGTGTTAATCCGTTAGAACTGGTTGGCGCTACAGAAGTTTGGGTATACAATATCAAGACACGCAAACTAGGCAAATACATCGCAGATGAAGCTGCTACAATACAAGTAAAAGGCACTACACTTTTATATTACAATGAAAAAACCAGCATCCAAAAAACCCTACGCAAACCTGCCGAAACACTCAAAGAGTTCAAACAAGCGGGCAAGGTCCAATTGCGTAAATTTATGGATAACATTAAAACAACTGATATAAAACTAAACGGTAGGCTAAACGCAGACACAATTATTCTAAAGGCAACACAATGAACAAGGTAGCAGATACTGTGGCAGCTCTAAAGGGCATCCCCACACGAGAAGAATTACAAAAACTATTAGTTGAAGAAGTGGTTTACATTACGTTTAAGAAACTGGATGGTGCTGAACGTAGAATGCAAAGCACACTAATACCAAGCATGTTACCGCCAGCACAACGAGATGACAAACTTAGTCAAACCAAAATACGCAATCTAGAAGAAAAGGTATTTGTGGTTTGGTGTGTGGATCGCAGTGCTTGGCGCAGTTTCCGCTATGACAGAGTTACAGCAGTAGAAGTAGATCATATGTATGGCAATGGAACTGAAGACACTGCCAATTATTAACTCTGTATATTAAGCAATATGTTAGCGCAATAAATACTGTATGAAAAATATTACACTTGAAGCATTGGAGCGTCAAGTATTGTTATGGAATCGAGCAGCAATACTGGCGCCCATTTTTTTTACTGGCTTGCTTATGGTCGCTTGGCTACTGAGTTTTTGTAGCACACAAACACTGTTCTTCATTGCTTGTGGATTGTATTTCCTCACAGCAGTTATTTGGTGGTGGTGGACAATGAAAAGTATCCATATGTTGGTAAAGATTTTGTCTAGCACAAACAAGGGTATAAAAGAAGTTAGTGTAGAACTTAAAAATATTCGAGAAGAACTAAAGGTTGACAACCAATCTGATAACTAGTATTATAAAACTAAGAGGACTAATGTGTTCGCCCCTCTATAAACATTCCGCACACTCCAGTAGCCAAGGAGTATAATATGAGTTACTACAGTACAAAAACATACGGGCACAACATAGGATTGAGTGCTTGCTTTAGACAACCTAAAGCACATAGCCATTGTAAATTTTTACATGGATACAGTTTACAATTTAAATTTACATTTGCGGCAAGTGAATTAGACGAACGAAACTGGGTCGTAGACTTTGGCGGATTAAAACCACTCAAAGCATGGCTTGAAGATACATTTGATCACAAGGTTGTGCTAGATGCGGATGATCCATTTATGTATCATTTTGAAACACTTGCGCAAGCAAAACTTGCTGAGCTTACAATCCTAGATGGCGTAGGCGTAGAGAAGTTTGCTTATCATGCTTGGAAGTTTGCTAACGATCTTGTTAAAGAAATGACAGACGGACGTTGCTGGTGCGAGTCTTGTGAATGTGCAGAGCATGGAGCCAATAGTGCCATCTACAAAGCATTGGACTGAATCCAAAGAAGTACGCAGGGCAAGAAAGGCACTAGAAAAAGCTAAAAAAGCAGAAGAAGAATCTAGTGCTAAACCTGTTGTAGAAAAAATTCTAAATAAAAAAACCAATAATAGACACATAGTATGCCTTAAATGGGGCGATAAGTATACGTATGATTATGTTAACAAATTACATAATATGTGTAAAAGGCATGCTCAAGAAGACTTTGAGTTTCATTGTTTTACAGAAAATGCCACAGGTATACAAAAAGGCATAAAAATCCATAATTTGCCTAAAATTAAAAAACTACAAGGTTGGTGGTTCAAACCTTGGTTCTTTAGCAATGAACTCCCATTCACCGGCACACTTTTGTTTCTTGATTTAGATATAGTAATATGTAATAATATTGACAGATTTTTTAATTACAAACCCGAAAAAGATTTTCTAATCATTAGAGACTTTAATAGATCAATAAGAAGTAATTGGGACAGAGTAAATAGTAGTGTGTTTAGACTTACGGTGGGTAGCAGAGCACATCAATGGGATAATTTTTTAAGTCAAAAAGATGATACTATAAGACGTATGCCAGGAGATCAAGATTGGATGTATAGAAATACAAAACCATATTGGTATTGGCCAGACGAATGGGTAAGAAGTTACAAATGGGAAATGCGTGACAGGCGTGATCTAGAACTTAAAAACGGAGTTAGGCAATTCAAAACAATTGGCTATCCAACAGTAGAAAAAGAACAGAGTATAGCTGTGTTTCATGGTAAACCTAATCCAGCAGACTGTAAAGACCCATGGGTGTTAGAAAATTGGCAATGAATCGTTTAAAAGATTTTAAACTATGGTATAGACATCTTAGAAAAGAAGGTAAACGCATGTACGGAGACAATCAGGTTGACATAGCATGGTATGCCAAGTATAATGTAATTAATTGTGCTTTATGGGCATGGTATAATAGTAAGCACAACACATTGGATGGAAAATATAAATGATGAATGATTTGAAATTTACCAACGCAGGAGATTTTCTAAAATCGCAGCAAAGACGTATTGGATTTGCTTGTAAATATCTACACCCTGATCAAACACAGAAGAATAAAGTGCTCGAAGAATTACAGCGTCCACTTACAGAAAAGTGTACAACAGTCGCTTGGCTAAATAGACAGAGTAGAGACGTTGCTGAACAAAGGCTGTGGGACATTATGGAACACAACGCAGCAGCAGCGAAAAGGTTAGTAGAATATGTGGGAAGCCTTCCTGAACATCTTCGTATGGTCCGACTGGGTAGCAATCAGCTTCCTTGTGCTACCGAGCCTAGCTGGCGCTATTTTTGGTCTCGTCCAGATGTGGTGGCGTACTGTGAGAAGCACTACGCAAAAGTCGGTGACGCAGCCAGACGCTTGGATGTTAGGCTCTCAATGCACCCAGGACAATTTACAGTCCTTGCTTCGGATAACGAAGAAATTGTAGAACGGAGCATAGAAGAATTTGAATATCACGCCACTCTCATCAGGTATATGGGCTACGGTAAGAAGTTCCAAGACTTTAAGAACAACGTCCACATCTCCGGCCGCAAAGGTCCCCAAGGTATCAAAGACGTCCTCCCAAGACTATCGCCAGAAGCAAGAAATACTATCACGATCGAAAACGACGAAAACAAATGGGGTCTCGAGGCTAGCCTAGAACTTGCTGATGATGTTCCACTGGTGTTAGATATACATCACCACTGGGTAAACACAGGAGAATACATTGAACCAGATGATGACAGAATTTACCGTATTATCGATAGTTGGCGTGGTGTGCGTCCTGCTATGCATTACAGCCTTTGCCGTCCGGAGTACCTTGAAGGACATAGATCTAATGTTAGACCAGATATGGAAAAACTTTTAGAAGCAGGCTTCAAAAAACAAAAACTTAGAGCACACTCAGATTACTGCCATAATGATGCGTGTAACGACTGGGCATTAGAACACTGGGAATGGGCTGACATTATGGTCGAAGCTAAGATGAAAAACTTGGCAAGTAGACAACTACTACAAAGATATTATATGAACAAGGATCCGTTTGCTGGCAAACTAGCAGCATAATGTTTTTAAATGACACGCAAAAAATAGTAATATCAGTGCCTATGAAATGCGGTACTGAAACTTTTGCTGAAATATTTAAACATGACAAAAATTGGATTGACATTTATAAAAATAAAACTTTAGATGATATTGAATTATCAGGATTAGATAAAACTTTAAAAGTTTTTGAACTTACAGATAGAAATTTAAATAATTATACTCATTATGTAATTGTTAGACATCCAGTACAATGGATTGTAAGTGGTTTTAGATTCTTACAATCATTCAAACAAAATAGGAAATTATTCAAATACCATACTGATTTCTACAAGCATTTAAAAGATGTAAAAAAAGAACGTGATTTGAATGTTACTGTGTTTAACTTATTTTGGAGCGATCATTGTAGTGTAATGCCCGATCGTTACTGTAACGAAAATGCGCTACCAAGACAAATTGAAAACTTGGATGCTTTTTTAAATGAATTAAACATAGATACAGAAATTCCTATATTAAACAAAACAGGATCTCATATTCCATACCCTGATATAAATATTCGATGTAGAACATTACTACAAGACATATGTAAGGATTACTGTCAACAATATGGTTACACTTTTTAATTTAAAAAGAGGCATTGGAATAATAGGTCCATGTAAAAGTGGCAGCAGTAGTCTACAACGTAATGGTATGAATGGCAACTATTTAGATTTAGGATGGGCTCAAGGACCTGAATCAAGAGCGTTCCAGAGAAAAAGTCTTAATCACATCGAATTTAAACCTAAAGTACAAGACCTTCAGTGGTATATTTTATCACGTAACCCTGTTCACTGGTATATGAGTGGACGATATATGGTAATGACTACTAGAAAAGATGTACATCTATTTTCAGCCGAGGTCCGTTATATAAATTTAGTTGACTTTTTTAAACATGTACAAGAGTGGACACTAGAAAAAATATCAGTAAATAGTAAAGTTGAATACCAAAATAATTTTATTACTCATTGTGTTATGAGTCCTTATCAAATAAAAAAGTCAATTGTAAATAATACCAAAAAACTTAGTACTATAAATATTGAAAATAAAAATCAAAGATATCTAATTACAAAATTAATAAGTGGCAATTTTCCTCATGTGAACAAAACATCATTCAAAAATAAAGAAATTATTTGTGATAAAAGTGCCGATATTTTAAAAGACCTTTGTAAAGATTGGGCAAGCGCAGAAGGATATAATATTGAAGAATCAATTGAGAATTGGAACATAAATACAGCATGAGAAGTAGTAAATTTATAAGATCAATGTATGCTCGAACAACACCTAGTGTATCTGAAAAAAATCCTAACAGAGTTTTAGGAGGATTAAAAGGACACGGTGCTGATCATTATAGTGTATTAGGTGAAGATGGCACACAACGTGAAGTGCCTACTAGAGCGTATGTCCAAGGTTTAGAAGAAAAAATTAGAGCGCAGGATACACGTATATTAACTCTAGAGAAAAAAGTAAGGAAATTTAGCAATGATTAAAAAATGGATTGATGCTCGATTAAAAGAACGAACCTCATGGGACGGAGCAGCACTTATTGCGCTCGGACTTATGGTTTTATTTTTAGCACCACTAGCAAAGATTGCGGCAGGTCTTGCGATAGCATATGGAATTTGGACTATCTGGAAACAGGACTAAATGAAATTACAACAGCGTATTGTAATAAAAGCCAACGATATGGTGGATTGTTGGCGAACTGAGAATAGCGGACAATGTAGCACTTGTTATCGTAATTGGCATGACAAAGGAAAAAGTTTTGAGGAAAGTTTAAAAACTATACCTGAAGATGATTTGAGTATTTTGTTAGAAATGTTTACCGATATTGAACACGAAGTTTATTCTGATCCAAACAAAATACAAGAAGTATATGGAGATTCTTGGAACTTGCCTTCGGGAGAAAAAACCAGTGACAAAAGCCGGATGCCTAGGACTATTGTAATTATAGAAAACAATGTTCCAAACGCTGTGATTGCTGGTAGAGTTATTTTTGCTGGAAACGTTTTAGGACATTCATCTGGTGTATTATTGCGAGATAAAATCATAGTCGGTTTGAGCTATAAAGACAGAGGCGGCAAAGAACCAAAAGATGTAGACAAACATGTTTGGTGGGAAGAGTGATATTTTACAGCAAGCAAAGAAATTTATCTGTAGTAACTATAGCAAAAAATGGTAGTGAAACAATTATCAAATCTATACGTGATGATTTTACCCAAGTCAAAAATCCTAAAAACAAACAATTAGTAATCATTAGAGATCCATTATCTAGATGGATTAGTGGCATAGTAGAACAAAGTTTGTACGGTCCGCACGTTAAAGGATTACGATCAATTGAGTCAATGCTCAAAAGTTGTGCTATAAAAGTTTTTCAAAATAATGTAGCACATGAAGATTACCATACAGAACCTCAAGTTAGTTTCTTGTACGATTTGCCAACAATATATTATTATATGACACCAACAGTTTTTGAGGATATTAATCGTGATCATAACATATTTAAAGGCATTACACATTTACATACTAGCACAGAAGGCAAAAGATTAGAATATACACAAGCATTAAAGAACTGGGTAGTAGCCAATCAAAAAGCAGTTGATGATTGGGCAAAAGTTGTATATCAAGACGATTACAATCTTATAGAAAATTCACATTTTGTTAATAGGTAATGTACTACTGGCTTTAAGTTGCCAGACTTTTCGTTTGTCTACACCTTTTTGTTGAGCAAACTTTTTAGCATCACAGTTTTCACAAACATGAAAATAGTTATTTGTAAGTCTTTTAGGATCCATGGAACCACGTTCTCTTGTGAATTCAATATCGCAGCTATCACAACGTAAAACTACCATTGTTTTTTTACGACAATAACCGTGTTGATTGCCAAGTTTACTACGGCGCATGTGCCAAGTATCAATTAAAAATTCTTTTATAAACATAACTATATTTACATTAAGATTATAAAAAGTAACGATAAATATTAGAAAGGAACACTATGAGCATACTAACTTTAACTCCAGCAGCAGAAAAACAAATAGATCTTTTATGCGAAGAGAACGAAGCCTATGGCATTACTCTTAACATCAAAGGCGGTGGTTGTGCTGGATTTGAGTACGAATGGGGTACTATTGCTAATCCAACAGACCTAGAAAAAGATGATGAAGTAGTTAAAACAGCAAACGGATGTGCGTTTGTTGTTGGCGCACATAGTTTAATGTTTTTAATCGGTACTGAAGTAGACTATGTTAAAAGTCTAGTTGGTGCTAACTTTGAAATTAACAATCCAAACGCACACAGTAGTTGTGGTTGCGGAGTAAGTGTTAATTTTGATATGGATAATTTAGTACCACAATTTTAAAGGAAATAAAAGATGGCAAAGCAAGAAGTTGATATTGGCGTAGAGGGTAATGATGGCACAGGCGACAGTATCCGTGAAAGTTTCAAAAAGGTAAACGAAAACTTTACCGAATTATATGCTATTTTTGGACTTGGTGGTCAAATTAGTATTACTGATCTAAATGATACACCAGCATCTACTACTGGTGAAGCAGGCAAAGTTCTATTAGTAAATCAAGCAGGAACCGGCATAGATTTTTACGAACTGGTAAGTGATGCTGGAAATTCAGATCCTAATGACGGGCAAAACACAGTAGCATTTAGTGTTGATGGCAACAAATTAAAAATTAGTGTTATTAACGTTAATATTGAATCTGATCCTGCTCCGATCTTAAGTAATCCTTTAAAAATGGGTGCTGCTCTAGCCTATGGTGAAACCACTTATGATAAAGTTATAGTTGACAGTGAAAGACAAACACTCATTGATAACTGGAATCTAGTACACGAACCAGACGTTGAGATTGATAGGATGATTGCTCCTACTGGATTAAACCAAAGACAATTTATTGAAAAAAACACCCCTGGCATGGGTCCAAGAGTAGCAGACATGCCAACAGACGCATCTGGCTATACAAAAACTATTGCTAGTTATAATGTAGCCGGAAGAGTAAATATGCCAGCACACGGCTTTACAGAAGCTGTGACAGGCAGCAGATGGAAATACAGTTCTGATACTACAGACGCTACCAACTTGGTTACTGACCAATTTTATTATGTAAGAAGAGAAAATGCTGATCAATTAACACTTCACCCAACAGCAGCAGATGCTTTAGATAACACAAACCAAATTGTGCCAAGCGGAGGCACTGGTGTACAATCTCTAATAGATGCATCATATAACGATACCTTAGAAGGATTTTGGACAGAAGATGCTATCCTTCCAAGAAAAGAAATAGTTCGTAGAACTGGCGATACTATGACAGGTGCTCTAACATTACATGATCATCCTGCTCCATTGGCAGGTGCCGGCACTCCAAACACTGCTGATGACTTACAAGCAGCTACAAAGTATTACGTAGACAGCCAACAATATACACTTAGCGAAAATGTCTATGTAAGCACAAAAGGTGACGATGCACAAACACAAACACCTCCAGGTAGAGAAGGACGTAGTGAAACTTATGCTTATAGAACTATAGCAGCGGCATGTGCTAGAGCAGCTCGATTACAAGAAGCAGCAGATATTGATGTAGGACCTTATGTACAAACATTAACATTCACTGATGGTACAGGTACTAACAACGGCTACGTTGATAACTTTTCAAATATTGGATATACAGCAGTTAGTGCTGAAGTAACAACAGTAGCAAATACTATCGCATCAAACCGTCAGACAGTTATTGACGATACAATAGCAGCTATTGCTACAACTTATCCAGATTTTGTTTATAATGAAGCAACTTGTAGACGAGACTTAGGTTTAATTTTTGATAGTATTAGACTGGATATTCTAGCAAGTACTGTAAGTATCAAGCATAATTTTTTAACTAGATATGCTGGATTAAGATATTATGCTAATGCTAGTGGCGAAATTGCTATCGCTCAAGGAGCAGGCGGACAATACGCACAAACTAGATTTGCTATTGTAACAGCACAGATTGCTATGTTAGCTTTGATTAACACAGCACTAGGAGGCAGTGCTACAGGTAACCAATGGTATCTTGCTACTGATGCTAGGTTTGATGATATTTTAGCTATGATAGACACAACTACATCAGATGTTGCTATTGTAGAAGCAAGTAATGATTATCAACTGTATATCTATAGTGGATCTAACAAATTTTTAACGCAAGCAGGTGACCCAGCAAATGGCGCTGATGCTAATATTGATATTTTTCCAGGTAAAATTGTTAGAGGTAAGAAAAGTGGAGCAGTTGGTGTAATCAACAATTATACCCGAGGTGCTGACACAGTAGGCACTCCTACATATGATACATTATCACTTAAACTACTTTTACCAATTGAATTTATTGATGAAGAAGAAATTGAATATGGTGCCTTTGTTAAAAAATCACAAATTAGTGTTAGAATCGAATCAGGTACATATGAAGAACAATTGCCTATTAAACTACCTGCGAACGTTAGTATCAAAGGTGACGAATTTAGACGAGTAATTATACGTCCAGCACCTGGTCCAAGTTTAAGTGAAGCTGCTAATATATATTTTTACAGAGACGCTACAATTGACGGCTTAACAACCGCAACAGCAGGTGAGGCTTATGTTAGTGATCTTACACTAGCAACAGAAGGTTACTTTGGTCGACATTATTTGACAGATCCTACTAGTCCTATGAATATTAGTACTTTTGCGGCGTCTAACCCAGGAAACTTTAACCAAGCAGCAGATTTAATTAGACTTAATAGACAATTTATTATTGACAGGACTATTAGCTTTATTACTACAACTTATCCTTCGTTAGTTTACGACGAAGACAAGTGTCGTAGAGATACAGGTTATATTGTAGATGGCATTATTAAAGACTTGATCAAAGGTGGTCGTGTCAATAGTGCTGTAAATCAAAAATCGTATGCCGCAAATGTTGTACCTGGTCAAGAAACTGAAACAGAAGCAGCTATTAATAACATCGCTGTTATTATAACAAGTGTACTAGCACAAACAGCATACGCCGGAGCCGGTGGTGATACTGGTAGAGTAACAAACAGCAGTCTAACAGCAGAAGCAGCAGCAAATACAAATGCTGGCGAGTTGGTAAGTTTTGTTTCTTATGCCTTTAACGGATCTTATAATCCAGCACTTGATAATAATGAAATGGACATGTTCCTATGTAACGATAACACAATTATTAGAAACGTTACAGCACAACGACAAGGTGGCTTTATGATGGTTCTTGATCCAGAAGGATCAATTTTAACTAGATCACCGTATGCCCAAACATGTTCTAGTTTTTCTAGAAGCACAAATGAAAAAGCATTTAGAGGTGGTATGTTTATTGATGGCTATGTTTACAACATGCCAATGACAGTCATCCAAAATGGTAATACAGATCCATTTAGAATACAAGTTGAAGCGCCAAGCACAAGTGGATTAGGTATTAGAAAACCACTAGTTCCGTGTAGTTTCTTTGAGTATGGTAGACGCTATCAAGTTAATGCCATTGTTGATTATGTGCCGAATAATGGTAGTGGAGTAGCAACTGCCACACTTGTTTTAGATCCAAGAGCAAATAGTGGCAACGGTTTAGACGACGATATGGATTCAGCAGGCGGTCCAGTTCCAATCATCCTTCAAGGTGCTGGTAACAAATCTATGTTGGCAAACGACTACACACAAATTAACGATCTAGGATATGGTGTTATTGCTAACAATAATGCACTAACAGAACTTGTTAGTGTGTTTACATATTATGCTCATACTGGATATTTGTCTAGAAACGGGTCACAGATTCGATCACTAACAGGTAATAACAGTTATGGTAATTTTGGTATGGTTGCCGAAGGTAGCGATCCAGATGAAGTAGCAAGAGATGTTACTTTAGCACAAGACTTAACACAACCAGTAAAAATGTTTGTTGTTGATCAAGAAGTTGAAATCACAGGTAATTCCAATGGTATTGCTAGAAACGATGTACTTAGACAATACAATACAACGACTGACAATATTGCTAGGGCTACAGTAATCTTCAACGACGATAATAGTACAAATAGTACGATTAGTGTAAACAGATACATTGATTTCCAAACATCATATGAATATACATTTAATGCTACAGACGAAATAACTGTAAACTCACCTACAAACGGCACCTCCTTGTTATCTGGTACTAGATATGTCATTGGTACTATTGACGGATCAGACTGGACAACAGTAGGCGCAGCAAGTAATACTGTAGGATTAGCATTCACAGCAAATGCTACAAATGCTGGCGGCACAGGTGTTGCGTATCAAAGTTTTGGAGTTCCAGTTTCTGTAAATAACGTTGGCTTAGGAGGAACCAAGAACCAAGCAAGAGCATTCATTTACGATTGTACAGTTCTTCCGTTGAACGCATCTCAACTAGAAATACACCATGACGATCCTGATGAAACTTTCCAGCCATACGAAGTTATTAACGTAAGTGATACTGGAACAGTTATTCCAGTAGATTATACTGATACAACATTAGCAGATGATCTTGGATCAACATCAGATTTTGCGAACAAAGTATGGAGATTAGAATTTACATCTGGTACTGGCGGCGCAGTATCAACCGAAAGCACTGGTCTTCAGTTTAATGTAAACCATGCTCAAATGGCTGTTATGACAAGCCAACAAAACTTATTTGTAAATGGTATTAGTAGCGATGTTGTCACAAGACCTTCTACTGCTTTGATTTTTGATGAACAAGAAATTGTTACCTATAGAACATTAGCATTTGAAAACCTAATTACTCCAGGCTATCCAGCAGTAGGATCTCAGACCCGTATTACAATTGATGATAATTTTGATTATGTAGATCTAGTAGTATCAAACGATTTTGCTGGACAAGCACCTGGTACTTATAGTTTAAGTGGCGGCACTACATTAGGTGATACACAAGGTGATCAACACATTGCTGTATCAACTGTATTAAGTGCTAATGATACAGCAAGGCTTAACAGTAGTGATATTGATATGATTTTTTCTTGGAAAGGGAAAGTACATGTCATTACAAATTATCAAGTTGTAACAGATAGTGGTTCGGGCACACAATTTGGTATCATAAGTTTTACAGACAAATATAGTATTCACGATAGTTATGTAGGAAGCGGTATTGCTGGT